CCTGCCATTGCTTCTGCTATGCGAAAAGAGGCAAAACGAATGACCATAGCCGATTCCTTTTGCCTCTCCTGATATCCCTCACACGCTGCATAAAACTCATGAGGCATTGAGCAATAATATTCATCAACACTCCATCCTAACTTACCTAAAGCAAACTTGAGGTTGTCGTAGCATTGTTCTCTGTGGCTTTTTTTTTCTCCTCATTTTCTCTTATTTCTTGACCTTGTTTTATAAGGTCATTCCATATTTTGGTCTCATTAAGTAAAATAGTAACAGCTTGTATTTGCTCATTTTTATCCTCCATTTCATCAACCCAATCACACACATTTTCCCAAGTATAATCTACATCCTCACGCTTTAATCTGCTATATCCTAACATTCCACCATACACCATAGCATACATAAATCCTGAGGTAGTTTCGCCATCATTAAACTCATGAAGTTTCTCAATAGCTAATTGATTGAACTTAATACCGTACTCTTTTCCGTTTAGTTTGATTTTCATTTTGTTTGTTTTATATGATTAAAAATATCTTACAGCAATATATGGTATATATTCATTTTTATACTCTAAAAGTGCTGAATTACTTATTGTATAAAAAAGATTAGCCAAAGTACCATCTACAGTATCTTCAATACATGTCCAATATAACCCATCAGGTATGCCCAATGTTACAATATTTGGTTGCATAGCTAACCAATCATTAATAGTTGGTAAACACCAATCTGAATAACCACCATTTGTTAATTGACGTGTATCCCATCCTGCAGATGTTGCCCATGCTCCTTCTATTGCATTTGTTGGTATAAGACCTCCATATAAAGTATTCCCAGTAGCACCAATTATTCCATTACCACCCCATATGTTGTTATGGTCTGTAGGATCTACCCAAGCAACGATAATTCCATGCTCACCAGTACCATTAATATAAGCAATTGTACCTCCTTGATATGAATCACCTATAGCTAATCCTCCAAAAGTACCTAATGAAGGAATACCATAAGGTTGTATGGTTCCTGTAAAAGTACCAACTGAATCAAAAACATAAGTAGAACTCAACTCTGATAAAAATCCTGTACCACTCTCTATTTCATCTCCAGCTACAGGATTCTCAGGTGCAATCATCCAACCAATGGTCTGCTCAGCTCTTAATAAAAATCGCAAATCAGTACCACTAATTGAGCCAGTTGTAGGATCTTGTAAATGCTGACCTTCAAAAGCATAAGATAACTCTAATGTTCCTGGACTTTTATCTGGTCCACAAGCACTGCTGGCATCAACTACAGTTATACTATCTGATTTACTAACGGAAGTAAGGCATACAACTATATCGTATGCCGTTCCTCCATTAGGATCAATGAATAGTAGCATCTTGCCACCTTCTACTTTATGTTCAGCCATTTTATTTTTTTTATTAATCGATTGATAAAGTTGGTGTACCGTATGGTTGAATTGAACCAGTAAAAGTACCAACACTATCAAATGCATAAGTAGAACTTAACTCAGCTAAGAATCCTGTACCACTTTCAATCTCATCTCCTGCAACTGGACTCTCAGGAGCAATTTTCCATCCTATCGTAGTTTTTGCTCTTAACAATTGACGAAGTGATGTACCACTAATTTTGCCTGTTGTAGGATCTTGCAAATGTTGACCTTCAAAAGCATAAGACAATTCTAATGTACCAGGACTCTTATCTGGTCCACATGCACTAGATGCATCTACAACTGTAATTGAATCAGATTTGCTTACTGATGTAAGACAAACTACCATGTCATAATCTGTACCACCATTTGGATCAATGAATAGTAACATCGTACCACCGGCTACTTTGTGTTCTGCCATTTTATTTAAGTTTTAATTTGTTATGAAATTACGAAAATATCTTGTTTAAAAATCAATATACGTGAAATAAATACTTTGCCACCCAAATTACCGAAACGCTCCGTTCTATCCGTTTGTAGCGTTAAATTACACATTTGCAATCCATACGCTGACAAATCTATGTTTGATTGCCCTAATGGCTTTATTGCGTCTATAATTGCGCCACAAGCAGTATTTAATGTTTTGCTATTGTTGTATTTGTATTCCCAACTATGAACGCTCAACTGAATAGTTAAATTAACGTCTGATGAATTATTTGTGCTTGTCTCAGTTGATGTTGCATCATTGATAACACAATAAATTTTATGCTTTACGTCATCCGGTTCCTCACCCTCATAAACAGGAATATCCAATCCATTAACTATCTCATAGTAAGCTTGTAATATTGCACTGTTTACATCTCTCATAACTTAAATATTGCTCTTAAATTCTTTCTTAATTCAGGTAATGTTTTTTGAACTGATGGATAAAGAAATGGCTTTGCTCTTATACCATCTATCATTATTTTTCTTGCTATTGGATAAGCCGCTTTTTTATCTATTCCTTTTCTACTTACCCAACCCATTATAGACAATAAAAACTCATTAAATGTCCCTCCTGCTGGTCCTTTAAATGTTGCTGCATAAGCTTGCCAATCTGCAGGCAAACTGCTGACATAAGCAGCTGCATATTTTCTAGTACCAAATTCAATATATGCTGCATATTTTGCTGATGCTGTTACACTTGCTGTACCATTACCATAATTAGGATTAATACTTCTAAGTAACATTCCTTCATCACTACTATTTGCACTAACTAACATCTTTGCATTTGCTGCAGTTGTATCAGCCCAGTTATTTAGCTCAGCTTGTACATCTGTTTTTGCTGATATAGCTAACTTATCAAATTTTTTTATTAAAGTATCTAATCCTTTTACTTCTATTTGCATTAGTAGTATAGTATTGTTGCAACCTCGTTAACTTCAAAATAAGCACCCCAAGTAAACTCACCTGTAGCACTGTTATATAATACCTCTTTGCCCACTGGACTACCAGATGTAATTACCAAATATTGGATACCATCCTTAAACGCACCAAAAACATTTTTACCAACTAACCCATTATAAGTAAATTGATATTCACCACCATCTGCGATGTAGTTATATACTTTTATATTGCCTGTGTCCATTGGTGCATCTGAATTAATTGATTCGTCTAATTTAACTGCCTTTATATATTCAAAAGATTTTGCGCCCTCAGTTCTTATCTGTATTGAGTTAATCTTATAAAATTGTGATTCGTACTCTATCACATCATTGCTTCTCGTTGGTCTCTCTCTCTCATATCTTAACACAAAGTTTTGGTCATATGTCCATTGGTTCTGGTCATAACTTTTAGCTGTTGAGCCATCTCTCTGCTCTACATCTGCCCATTTTGACCAGCTACCAGTAAGTACACTAACCAACCCACCAAACTCATTCAAGCTCGTTGTGTATCTATTGATAGTAACTCTACGATTTAATTTATACACGCTTGTAAAGGTTTAAAATTATCTTAGCTATTGGACTGATGTCATCTACTCCTACTGATCTGTTGTCATACAAATAATACACCTGGTTAAGTAATGCCGTCTTTAATGCTTCTGGTAAAGTAGTATAACCAGTTGTATAATCTATTGTAATATTATTTTGTAAAGGTGTTTTTAAACGCTTAAACTCATTACCACCTATAGTATAATTGGTATCTAATATTAACACTGTCCCTTGCTCATTCTCAACACTATTTATAGCTACTAATGGACCATATGGAATGTAAATATCTCCATTGCAATTATTTAATACAGCTACAATACTATGCTCTACAAACCCTACACCAGTATAAGCTTCACACATTTGACGTGCAGCAGTTATCAAAACATTTATCAAATCATCATCAGTACTGATGTCTATCTTACAGAAATTCTTTGCCTCAGTTAATGTAACCGGCTCAGTAATTGCCCCATCTTGAAATTGAATATCTAAGACACTATTGTACTCTACCATGATTATTTTATTTTAAAAAGCCCCACCCCTAGAGGTGAGGCCTTTATCATCATCAAACAAACGAAAGCTATTTACTATACATTACCGAAATCAGCATATAAAGCAGAAGCAGGCATCATCAAATTCACATCTTCTAAACACTCAATACGTGCAGTGATTAAATTCTTAGTGAAGTTGTCTGAATCTTCCATAGAGAATTCTACAGTGATAGCTTCTGTCTCAACACGCTCAAGATAATCTCTATCGATAATCAAAATCTTATCATCAGTTACCCAAGATGCTGGTAAGATTGGTGTACCGCTAATTGCAACATTTCCGTTAACACTTGACAAGATACCACCCGAACCTTGATAGTAACCATTAACATACAAAAGCTTGTTTAAACGTGCTAATTGTGTGTGTGATACTAAAGCATAAGAAGCATTGTAGTTAGCTGTCATTTGAGCAGCAATTGCATCAACGATAAACTTGATATCATCAGTTTCTGCAGATGAAGTAGAACCAGTTGCAGCAGCACTAACTGTAGCAAAGAATGTAGCATTTTCTACTTTGTAGAAATCTCTCAATAACAATCTTGGTAAAGTTGTTTGCATAAATGGTAATTGCTTAGCCATTTGCTTTGAGAAACGTGCAAAACCTGCAATGTAATCTTCAACAATCTTGATTTCTGATAAATCGTAATCAATCTGGCCTTTAGATGCTCCTTCAGTTTGAACTGCAATTGCACCCTCTCCACCTGTCTCACGATACTGAACATACAAACCAGTTGGACTGATTGCAGTTGGCATCAAATCTCTAAAGTTGATTTTTTGAGATGGTAATAAAGCTTGAGTAGCTGCATAAGATGCAACACCATCACCAGTCAAGTTATTTGACAAAGTCATGTTTCCTACTGCTTT